ACCGCCGCACGATCAACAAGCACGAGCAGGGCGCCAACCCCGTCCACGACGCCGCCAGCCACGGCGCGGACTGCGCGCGGTACATGGCGCTTTGCGCTCCGTTGATGAAGAATGACGACGTTCCGTCGGCCGCGTCCTACAATCGCGCCGTTCAGTACCCGGTCGACGAAGAGATGGGCTTCTAATGGCGCGCGAACCGCGAGCGTTGAATCCAAAGTTCAAGACGCCGGCCACCCCCAAGGCCGGCGCGATGCGTTCCGCCGTCGATCCCGTCGACTCGAGCATGCCGGATGATCAGGACGAGCAGCGCCGCACTGTCCTTGCCGCCACGATCAGCAACCGCTTGCGCGAGATGATGGACGCCCGGCAGTCGTCGGGCATCGAAGAAATCTGGCAGCAGTCCGAAGACCTCTACAACGGCCTGGATCCACACTCAGGCGACGGCATCGTCAAGGTCCGCGGCAACGCCGTCAGGGCAACCGGCATGGCCAACGGCCGGGCGAGGGTCATCCTCAACATCACGAAGCCGAAGACCGACATCGGCGTGGCGCGCGTCGCCGAGATGTTGATTCCGACGGACGACAAGCCGTGGGCCATCGAGCCGACTCCCATCCCCGAGCTGGATCAGGAGAAGCTGGCCGACCCTGCGGGCCAGGTGACGCTGGCCGACGGCTCGACGACATCGGCCGCCGCCCTGGCCATGAAGGTGACGACCGAGGCCCAGGAGAAGGCCGAGGCGATGACGAAATGGGTGGAAGACGGTTTCGTCGAGTGCGACGCCTACACCCACATGAGGAAGCAGATCCGTCACGCCGGCCGCATCGGCACGGGCGTGCTCAAGGGTCCGTTCCCCATGGCGCAGAAGAACCGCACATGGAAGCAGGACGAGAGCGGCGCCACCGTGCTCGCCGTCGAGTCGAAGATCGTCCCCGCCTCGAAGACCGTCCGCGTGCAAGACTGCTTTTGGGATGAGAGCTGCGGCGAGTCGATCCACGATGGATCGGACTTCGCGGAGCGCGACTTCATCACCGGCAAGGCACTGCGTGCGCTGGCAGAGTTGCCAGGCTACGACGCCATGTCGATCGCGATGGCCCTGGCCGAGGGGCCGCAGGTTGTCACGAAGACTCGGAACACGGCGAAGTCACGGCAGCAGGCCGGCGACTCCATGAACGACTCGAAGCTCTACGAGGTCTTCTACTACTTTGGCGACGTCCAACCCTCCGACATGATCCTCATGGGCATGGAGAAGGAGATGAGGGGCGAGGACGGCGAGCTCGTGGCTGGAACCGAAGGCGGCCTGACCGACCTTGAGATGCAGTTGTATACCGTGCCGTGCATCGTCACCATGCTCAACGGCCGGCCGATCAAGTGCGACATCAACCCGATGGAGAAGGCGGGTTTCCCCTACGACTTCTTCGTGTGGGACCAGATCGAAGGCCAGCCCTGCGGCCGCGGCATCCCATACAAGATGGCAGTGGCGCAGCGCATGCTCACCGCGGCGGTGCGCCAACTGCTAGAGAACGCTGGCCTGTCCGCCGGGCCGATCGTCGCCTACATGAATGGCGTGATGACGCCCGAGAACGGCGTCTACGAGCTGAAGGGCCGCACCCTCTGGCGCTTCGAGCCGAACGAGTTCACGACCGACATCAACAAGGCGCTCGCCGTCTTCAGCATCCCGTCGATGCAGGAAGAGCTGTCGAAGATCATCGAGTTCTCGCTGCAGATGGCCGACCAGCTCACGAACATGCCGATGCTCATGCAGGGCGACCAGCAGGCGGGCACGTCGCCCGAGACGCTGGGCGGCATGAAGATGCTGATGAACAACGCCATGTCGCCGCTGCGCAACCTTGCCAAGCAGCACGACGACATGACGACCAAGCCGCACCTGAAGCGCTGGGTCGATTGGGGCATGGAGAAGGGCCCCGACAACATCAAGGGCGACCATCAGGTCGTCGCCCGCGGCTCGACGGCTCTCATCCAGCGCGAGGAAGGCGCCGAATTCCTGCAGATGCTGTTCCCGGTCCTGGCCAACCCTGACTTCCGCATCGACCCGGAGAAGTACACGCAGGAGCTGGCGCGCGCTCGTGGCTACAACATGAAGCTCATCCAGTACAGCGACGACGACTGGAAGAAGAAGCAGGAAGAAGACGCCAAGAAACCGCCGCCTCCGATCCCGGCGATCGAGGCAGCGAAGATCCGCGCCGCCAGCGCCGAGAAGATCGGCATGGCCGGCCTGCAGCAGAAGCGCGCAGCCGGCGCCACGGCAGAGCAAGCCCGTGCGGTGCACGAAGAGAACGACCGCGCCCTGCGCGTGCAAGAGCTTCGTCTGAGGGAGGTGGAGCGGCAGGACATGCTCGACATCGCCATCACGACGCTATCGACCACGAAGGGCATCAGCATCGACGAGATCAAGGCCGACCTTGCCAAGGCAGCCATGAACAACCGCCTCGAGGTGGCCGACATGCAGCTCAAGCTCAACCCGGCCAACAAGACCGGCACCGGCATCGCTGGCGGCGTCGGGGACAATACGAAATGAAGGCATCCCTGCACCTCACCGAGCGCGACTTTGGCACCGCCGAGTGGGGCCGCCTGGTCAAGCACGTCGAACAGCGCCTGCTCGAGCTGCGCGCTGACCTCGAACGCTTCGACTCCGATCCGACGACGACGGCCGTGACCCGCGGCCGCATCGCAGAACTGAAGGCACTGGCAACGTTGCCAGTCGCCGCTCAAGAAACTCCGGCAAGGCGTCTTGCCCGCCGGCCTGTCGCCCTCGGCGACGACTAACCGAAGACCTCCGATGGACCCCGAACTGAACGACGACGGCGACAAGCAGACCCCGAAAGACAAGGCGGCGCAAGCTGCCTTCGACGCCGGCTTTGCTGGTACGCGCGCCACCGGACCCCTCATCGTGACCGGCGAAGAAGCGGACGACGATGTTGACGCCTTGGAAGAGGCTGCAGCATCGACGAAGCGCGCTCCCCGGGCCCGAAACAAGCCAGCGGCCGCTCCGGCGCCCGCCCAGGCCGAGGGCAAGGAAGGCGAAGGCGAGCCCGCTGCCGTCGATCCGTTTGCCGGTCTTCCCGAGCCCGTCCGCGATGCCCTGGCGCGCGTGACCACCATGGAGCACGACCTTCGCACGACCCGAGACCGACTCTCGGCCGCCGAGGGGCGCGTCGCCGCATTCCAGCGTGAGAAAGACACGCAGCGCCAAGCGCCGGCCACCGCCGCCGCTGAAGTGCCAACGGTTGCGCCGAAGCCCCCGAAGCGTGAGCGTGTGCGAGGAGAGCTGCCCGAGGTGGCCGAAGCGATGGACGAACTGGAAGAGCAACTGGCTGCGCTCCGCAAGGAACGCGCCACTGCCCCAGCTCCATCTGCGCCAGCCCCATCCCCCGCGTCCGCTCCTGCCCCAGGCCAAACGGCCGAGGACAGGGAAGCCGAAGCGCTGGCCGCCTTGGACCCCGAGTGGGGCACCAAGATGAACAGCACCGCCTTCAAGCTGTGGACTTCGACGTTGGCAGAGAACGACCGACTCACGATCAACGGGACCGACAAGGCCATCGTCCTTGCCGGCTACCTGAAGAAGTTCGACAAGTTCACGGAGGGCGTGGAGACACGCACCCGCGAAGCTACGACGACCTCGCAGCGACGCGACACCCGCACGGCACGAGCTGCGGCCCCGCCATCCAGCGGAAGCCGCGGCCTGCCGACCAAAGCATTCACGGAGGAAGAGGCGTTCGAGGCTGGCTTCAACAAAGTCCGAACGGGCGCCTACTAGCCCTTCAAGCAGGAGTAATTCATGGCTGGCAATAGCTACGACACGCAAGCACAGCGTATCGGCCTCGTGAAGGGCGAAATCCTCGCCCACGCGATGCCGCAAGAAGTGCTCGGGCGCCTCGGCGTCTCGATGAAGAAGCGCATCCCGAAGAACGCGGGCGCGACGGTGATCTTCCGCCGCTGGCTCCCGAAGGGCGCGACCTCGGCCAACCCGAACACCTGGAACGTCGACCCCGCGTCGCACCAACTGGTGGAAGGCGAGACGCCGAACAGCGACCAGATCATCGCGCAGGACATCATCGTCTCCCTCACGGAGTACGGCGTCCTGTACCGCTTCACCAACCGCACCTCGGATCTGTCGGAAGACGAAATCCCGGCGGAGATGAAGCGCATCGCGGGCGAGCGCATGGGTTTGCTGCTCGAGATGATCCGCTGGGGCGTCCTGAAGGCCGGCACCAACGTCTACCGCTCGGCCAACGTTGCCTCGCGGTCGCTGGTGAACGGCCTGGTCAGCGGCAACCTGATGCGAAACGTCGCCCGTGGCCTCTCGAACAACCTCGCGGTGAAGATCACGAGCGTTCTGTCGGCATCCGCCGGCATCGGCACCCAGCCGATCGAGGCAGCGTTCGTCGCAGTCTGTCACACCGACCTCGAGGCGGACATTCGCAGCCAGCTCACCGGCTTCATCCACGTGTCTGAGTACGGCACCCGCCGCGCCATCCACGAGAACGAGCTGGGCAGCTGGGAGCAGTACCGCTTCATCACGTCGCCGCACCTGAACCCGTACCTGCTCGCAGGCGCCACGAACACGGCGAGCACTCGCCTTGCAAACGGCGTCCCGAACACGGTGGGCACGGAGCTGGTCGACGTGTATCCCATCGTCGTGATGTCGGAAGACTGCTACGGCGACGTGATGCTGCGCGGCATGGACTCGTTCGACCTGACCATGATCGCGGCCGGCACGAAGACCAAGGACGATCCTCTCGGCCAGCGCGGCTACATCGGCGGCTCGACGTACTTCGCAGCGGTCCGACTCAACGAGGGCCAGATGGCCGTCGTCGAAGTCGCCTGCTCGAGCCTGTAATCGAGCCTGACAAACTACAAGGAGAAATCTCATGCAGACGAAACGCGACAACCTGTCGCTCGGCATGGCCGGCTTCGCAGCCGGGACCACTGCCGGCACGTTCAAGACCAACAACGCGGTCAACTACCAGATCGCCGGCCGGGTCTATCAGAAGGCAGCGACCGACAACATCGCCTTCACGCCGATGCCCAAGGCGGTGACGCCCGCGGTGCCGGTAGTGCCGGCGAACAAGACGCAGGTGTACTTCATCAGCGTCGATCCGGCCGGCAACTGCTTCTTCGAGCAGGCCCGGTCGTCGGTGACTGATGCCGGCGTGCTGCGCGGCATGGGCGGCAGCTCGACGGGTGCCGGGTACAACCCGAGCGCCTACGAGTGGCCAACGGAGTCGAACGGCTTTGCGATCATCGGTGCCATCAAGGTGGCCACGAACGCATCGGGCTCGTTCACTGCCGCAACGACCTCGCTTGCCGCTGCCAACCAGACCGTCACGTTCTACAACGTGGCCGAGGACTACGGCGTCGCCATCCCCTACTGATCTTCGGATCGGTTCATGCCCGGCGCTTGCAAAGGCGCCGGGCCTTTTCAAAGGAGAACCACTTGACCGCACCCACCAAGCGCACAGCGCGCCCCCAACACACCTCGGCCGACTTCCTCGACGAGAACACGCACGAGACGAGCGAGCCGATCGACATGATGACGAGCAACGTTCCGAAGATGACGCTGGAAGGTCGCCTCGAACCGATCCTGACCCGCGAGTTCAAGGAGATGATCGAGTACGAGGCGTTCATGAACGACCCCGTGGTCATCCAGATCAACGAGACGACGGACGTGAATGCGCCGCCGTTCGTTTTCGTAGGTGTCAACGGCGACTGCCGCTGGCTCCCGCGCGGCGAGCCGATCAAGCTGCAGCGCAAGTTCGTCGAGCGGCTGGCCCAGGCGCAGGAAATGCGCTTCGAGACGAAGAGCAACCGCGACCAAGACGCACAGAACGCCATCGTGACAGTGCGCCGGACTGCGGCGTCATATGGGTTCGCGGTCCTTCGCGACGAGCACCCGGCCGGCCGCCGCTGGCTGGCTCGTGTCACCCGCTCGGGAAGCTGACATGACCACGCCCACGGCCGCAACCGGCATGACCTTTCTCGACCTGTGCCAGCGCACAGCGAGCGAGGCCGACGTGGGCTCTGCCAATCAGACCATGCTGCCGATCGCAGTGCTCGGCCAGCAGGGCGAGCTCAAGCGGATCATCGGCTACGTGCAGGACGCCTGGCGCGAGACGCAGGGCCGGCGCCTGTGGAGCTGGATGTGGGAGAAGGTGACTATCGCCATCCCGGCCGGCGCCAGCAGCACGACAGCCTCGACCGGCATCGCGCCGGATCGGTGGATCAAGCAGAACACCTACATCCCGACCGCGACGAGCGACGGCACGGGCCGCTTCCTCGACTACGTGCCATGGATGGATTTCCAGCGGCTCTACCCGCGCCTGCTGGCCGGATCGAGCATCGGCGTGTGGACCATCGCGCCCGACAATCGGTTCTGGATCAACGGCCTCGCGCCTGCCGGCGGCTTCTCCTGCACCGCGGAGCGCTACGCCAACCCGACCGCCCTGCGGCTCGACACGGACGTGCCCGGCATGCCCGATGACCTCCACATGCTGCTTGTCTACAAGGCCATGCGCAAGTTCGCCGGCTTCGACGAGGCCGGCACTCAGCGCGCAGTGGCGCTCGACGAAGAGCGTGATATGTGGCGCGACCTCGTGAATCGGTGCCTACCGGCGATGACGCTGGGCGGCAGCATCCTGGAAAACAACGACTTCTGATCGGAGCCCTATGAGCACGGTAATCCTCCCCTTCGGCAACGCCGGCCCGAGCGTCATTCGCTTCGACAATGGCAACGCCGCCCAGCTCGTCTACATCGTCGGCGACGACGGCGGCCCGCTGCCGTCCGGCATCGGCTTCGGCGGGGCCTCAACGCCTGGATCCAGCGTGAGGTACACGCCCGCCGCGGGCGGCATCACCAACACGACGGCCGTGACGATCATGCCGGCCATCGCCGGCAAGACGAACACGCTGCGCACGCTCTCCGTTCAGAACGGCAACGGCGTGGGCACCGAAGTGACGATCAACAACGGCGCGGGCGGCCCGGTCATCTGGCGCGGCTACGTGCCCGGCAACGGCTCCATCAGCGCGACGCCGATGGCATCGGGCTCGGTCGGCGCGCTGCTTGAGTTCCAGGCTGTCACGACCGGCGCACTGCTCTACGTGAACGCCACCGGCTCGGCCGCCTAAGCTCCAAGCCATGCGCTCGTCTCTCCGAATGCCGGCGAGCGCGACACGTTATGACGTGGTGCCGCTCGGCGGCGGCCTGGATCTGCTCACGCCGGTCCTGCGCCTCAAGCCGGGCGTGCTGCGGGATTCGGTCAACTTCGAGCAGTCCATCACGGGCGGCTACACCCGGATCGGCGGCTACGAGCGTTTCGACGGACGCGCGCTGCCCTCGACGGCCGGGTATTCGACCTTACTGACATCGCCGGGTTGGCCCGGCCTGGCCGTTGGCAACGTTGC